CAAAACCGCGCTATGTCTTTTGGATCTATTCAGCGATACAAAGAGGCTGAACTATCAAAAATGGAATGGGCCGTATCTGACCCTTGTGACATTTGCGCAAAAAATGATGGGCAAGTAATTGTTATTGGGCAAACATTTGCATCAGGCGATACTCAACCGCCTGCCCACCCACATTGCCGTTGTGTTTTGTTACCTGTAATTCCTGGTATGGAAGATGATGATCCAATGGGTGTTGCTGGTGCCTTCACCCCTATGCCTGATGGTGCGGCTATTGTTGAACCTTCTTTGCAACCACAAACCGCTGGAACGCCTGCAACATGGAGTCCTATGACTTCTGAAAGATGGGTTGAACGCAGACAAGCGGAGCGTGTTAAAAATGGTTTGCCACCTTACACGGGTAATCAATTAAAGATTTTAGAAGATCAAGCAAATGATGCAACAGCCATGTGGGAACGCGGGCCGCATGTGGTGCGCTGGGATAAGAGTTCTACTAAAATTGATCAACCGCATGTTGATGGCTTTATGAGACATTTTGATGAAGCCATTTCTAAATTACCTGAATGGCGCAGATTTGATGAAAATGGTGTTGAACGCGGTTTTGCGGCAGTGCTTAGTTCTGAAGCAAGCGGCAATACCCTTGCCTATACTTATTTAGGAAACAATACTATGTGGTTCTCTAACACAATAGTTATGAAATCTTTAGATGAACCAGGCGTTAAACGCGGAGTAGTTCCTAGCGGTCATAAAATGCCTGCGCAAAATACAGTCAATGAAACTCTTTATACGATTGCGCATGAATTAGGCCACACTGTTGATAGCATGGCCAACAATCAAATTAGAGGTAGATTTACAGGCCCGCTAAGAAGAAAATTTGCAGAACTATGGAGCAGGTATTCAAGGCAAGATCCTGATGAGGCGTACGCAGAGGTGTTTGCTCAATGGCTTGTTGGCGAACCTAATGCTTTAACGGATCTTTATGCAAAGAAGTTTGGTTGGGATTTGACGGCTAAACAATACAAAGATGAAATAGCAGTCCAATGGGTAGCCAATTTCCGTAGTCAGAACATAGGAGGGTAAAAATGGAAGAAATAGATGTAGTCCTAAATCCAAATGATTACAGCACTATGCCTAAGTATCAATTACAAGAATTGGCGTTGGCAGGAGATAAAAAAGCAGAACGCATTTATTTTGAGCGTTACGGCAAAGAGTAACTTGATACAGTATGCGGTAAGGCTTTGAAGGGATAACAATGGCTGACGGGTTTGTTCCACCGCAAGAGGTGCGCAATAACGCTAAGCGTGGATTAGAACTGCGGGCAAAACATGGCCGTGGCGGAACAGAGGTGGGCGTTGCCCGCGCCCGCGACTTATCAAACGGAAAAGCATTATCATTAGACACATTAAAGAGAATGAACTCTTACTTTGCTCGCCATGAAGTTGATAAAAAAGGTGAAGGTTGGGGCAAAGACAGTGCAGGTTACATTGCTTGGTTGCTTTGGGGCGGAGACGCTGGTAGAGCATGGGCTAAAAGAATTACCAGTGAACAGGAAAACAAGGAGAAATCAATGGCAAGCAATCTAACAACCACCTCATACTTTAGTATTGAGAAGGCTGATCGCAATGCAGACGGCACAATGACCGTTTACGGAAAGGCCACTGATGACTCAATTGACATTGATCAACAGATTTGTGATGGCGATTGGTTAAAGCGCGCCATGCCCGCCTGGTTTAAGTCAGGTGGAAACATTAGAGAGCAACACAGCAACATTGCCGCTGGCGTTGCAAAAGAGTATGAGGCAAAGGCTGATGGGCATTACATTGGCGTGTTGGTTGTAGATCCTGTTTCAGTTAAGAAGGTAGATGCTGGCGTACTCAAGGGCTTTTCAGTAGGTATCAAGAACCCACGCGTTGTACGCGATAGCAAAGCCGCAAATGGCCGCATTGTTGATGGGCAGATTGTGGAAGTGTCGCTAGTCGATCGTCCTGCAAACCCTAACTGCCAATTGGTTTTGGCTAAATCTGTTGATGGTGAGAAAGACTTGGTTCAGGTGGAGGAATTGATTGAGAAAAAAGAGGGTGAAGAAACCTTTACTCAAGTAATTAAACCGCGTAAGGGCGAGCCTGCCGACAAAGAATTATACGCAGAGGTCATCAGGGCGGCTAAAGCAAAATTTGATGTGTACCCATCTGCCTATGCAAATGCCTGGGTTGTCCGCGAATACAAAAAGCGCGGCGGCAAATACAAGGCAGAGAGTAAGAAAAAAGGTTTACAATCTGACGGTAATTTAATAAAGGAGAACCCAGTGGGAACAGAAACTATTGCCGTACCTGAGTCTATTTTGGGTGAACTTTTCAAGTTTGATAAAGGTGAGTATGAGCGCGCTCGCGAAGCGTTAGCAAATCTCATTTCTATTGAAGCGCAAGAAATGAAAGAGGGCCATAACGAAATCCGCTCAATTTCACACCTACTAGAAGCCGTTGCTCATCTCCATGCTTGGTATGAGGGCGAAGAAGCAGAAGGAGAAGTAATGGAAGAAACAGAAATTGAAATGGCGGCAAAAGAAGATGTTTGCCCTGCATGCGACAAGATGGGTTGCAAATGCACAGCCGCTATGAAAGAAGCCGCTATGAAGAAGAAGATGAAAGAAGCGGAAGCACATGAAGATGATGACATGAAAGAAGGATCATACAAATCATCTGAAATTGCTAAGTGTTTAGAATGTGGTTGCACACAGCCAGGTTCAAATCATGGCATGACTACAACAAATGATTTTGCAAATGTATCAAAGCCTTCTCATGTAACAACAGCAACAATGATTAACGCAGGTGAAACCGCAGGTGTTCCATTCAACGCAGTTGTTACTGACTCACAGGCACTTATTGCCGCCCAGTTAGGTACTAAATCAGTAGAAGGCGAAGAAGTACCTACTGAAGAAGCAACAGAAGAAGCAACAGAAGAAGTTTCTACTGAAGAAAAATCAGAAGAAAAACTAGAAGCCATAGTAGAAGAAGTGGTGGAAAAAGCAACAAAGGCTCTCAAATCAGAGATTGCAAACCTTGTGTCCGCAAAAGAGGCGGCTGAGGTTAAAGCAATGAGTTTGGAAACTGAGTTGGCAACCGCTAAATCTTTGGCTGTAGGTGGAGGCCCAAAGCGAACAGTAAGCCCAATTGATGTGAAAGCAACAAATGACTTACTCACTAAGGCCGCCGTTTACAAAGCGAAAGCACAAGCAACAACTGACCCAACACTTGCTAAGGGATACAAGCAATTGGCAGATGAATTTCTTGCTAAGTATGACGAAACCCTTAATAAGTAACTAACCCAAACAACTTATCTCTGAAAGGATAACAATGGCGCTACATGCTCCAAAGGTCGCAGACCTTTTTAGTGATGCAACTCCAAAGGAAGCCGCAGAACGCTTTGAAGAATTCTCTAGTGAACTTAACAAGAGCCTTTCAAATGCTTCTCATGTTCCAGGACAAGCACCAACACCCGATCCACTACAGGCAATGGAAGCACTTGCACTTAGCAAGTCTCTTTCATCTGATGCCGCGGCTGGTTTGAATAACGCACTTGCCGCACAACGCGTTGCAATGCAGGACATTCAAAAAGAAATCACACTTACAACACCGCTTAGTACATCTTTTGCGGCATTTGACTTGGAAGCACCTTCTAAGTTGCTTACACCACGCCCGACTCCACTCCGTAACCGTATTCCCCGTAAAAAGGGCGTTGGTACTTCACACCGTGTAAAGCGTATTCTTGGTTACACAGGTACAGGTACAGGCGGACAAGGACAGATTTGGCCTGGTATCACAGAAAGTACTCAGAACAACTTTGCTCCTAATAGTGCGACACCATTTGAGTTAATCCGTGGCCCACAGATTAACTACACCGCAGATGATTTAATTCTGCCTTACAACTCATACTCACTATCTGATCAGGTTTCATTTGATGCAAACTTCTCAGGTATGGGTTATCAGGATCTCCGCCAGTTGTCATCAACTTCTACTCTATACGCAACAATGCTTATGGAAGAACGCATGATGCTGATGGCTCGCGGTACTGCTTCAGGTTACTCAGGCGCACTTGCCGCTCCTACATTCACACTTGCTTCACCAGTTGCAGGCGCAGGACAAACAGCACTTGCCGCCGCAACTTACTATGTAAACCTAACATCAGATGCAGGTATTTCTGTAAACGGTTTTGGTGAGTCAATTCTAACTGCACAGCAATCAACAGCCGTTGCATCAGGTGATGTTCTTACAATCACAGTTGCAACAGCCGTAACAGGCGCTCTTGGTTACAACATCTATGTTGGAACAGCATCAGGAACAGTGTTATACCAGGGAACACTCAAGGGAACTGGTACATTTACCATTCAGGGTGCAAACGCATCAGGTCTAACAGGTAACAACGCCGCATACAGCACAACAGGCGCAAATGCGGCGCGCGCTGTTACAGATACATCTGCTTATGCAACTGGTTATGACGGAATTCTTCCAACAGTTCTAGGGCCTAACACTGGCTTCAACAACGCAATCAACAGTGCTTTCTCAACTGCCAACCCAGGCGTAGAATTCCAAACTGTTTTTGCTAACTTGTACCAGAATGTAAAGGCTGATCCAGACATTGTTCTAATGAACGGAAATGATCGTAAGCAACTATCTGATGCGATCAAGTCAGGTTCAACTGCTAATTACCGTTTGATGATTGAAAGCCCAGGAACAACAGGAACTACATACGGTTCTATTGTTACAGGACTTCAGAACGAAGTTACAGGTAAGGCCGTGGACATCATGGTTCACCCGTGGCTTAACCCAGGTGTTGCACCAGTTCTTTCATGGACTCTGCCAATTCCTGACACACAGGTATCAGATGTTTGGGCGAACTTCTTAGTACAGGACTACATGGGTATCCAGTGGCCAGTAACTCAGTTCACTTACGACTTCTCAACATACTTCCGCGGAACTTTCTTCTGCACCGCTCCTGCATGGAATGGCGCAGTTTCAGGTATCGTTTCAGCGTAAGTTACAACTTAATAAGAAGGGAAGGGTGCGGTGTAAAAGCCGCACCCTTTCCCAATTAACTAGGAGGCAAAATGGGAAGATGGGTAGCACCTGACAAGGGTGTAAAAGAAACTGTTATTGGCGGCAAAAGTTATTACACAGATCGCCAGGGAATTTATACTGTAGAAAATAAAACACATGCAAAGGCAATGAAATCTGAAGGTTTTTTTGAAGCGTCATTAAATCCTATTTCTGCTCAAGACCGCATGCGCGGATTTACTTGCGTAGAATGTGGCTTTGATGGCTGGTTTCGCAAATGTGGGCGTTGCGGATACGAGTCACAAGAAACACCGCGAGATGGAGAATAAATAATGACCGTTGGTATTACGCCCGATACAAGTAATGAAAATCCCTACATCACCGTTGCTGAGTACAAGCAAGCACCAACTGCTTTGAACATCAGTACCCTTGTGGCGGGCGGTAATCAAGAGGCTCAAGATGCTGAATTAGCGGCAGTTATTCTGCGCGCTTCTTCATACATGAATGAATACTTTAACCAAAACCTTGTAGCAGATGAATACACAGAAACACAACGGATTAGGTTTTCAAATTCAGGCGGCTATTTTGCTTTGCACCCATACAACGCGCCTATTGTGTCGTTATCATCATTTTATTATGGATCAAACCCAAACCAATTATACGCATTAGGCGATTGTTCAACAGCCTGGTTTGAAGGCCAACAAATTATTATCCCTGGCAATCAAATTGGTTGGTACACAACTTCTCAAGGGCCGTTGCAATTTGGTGGATCTATGGGGCAAACCAATTGGACATTTACTAAATACACCTATGTTGCAGGTTATGTAAACACAACAATTAGCGCCCCAACAAGTACAGGTGCTACAACTTTATTGGTTGATGACCCAACAGGCATTATTGCGGGGCAACATTATCGTATTTATGATGGTGCAAATAGCGAGCGCGTTACAGTCAGTGACAATTATGTTTATGGCAACAGCACAGTAACATTACAGTCACCTATGCTGTATCCACATTTAACAGGGGCGGTTTTAAGTAATTTGCCAACTGTTCTCAAGCAGGCTTGTATTTTAATTACAAGCGCATTTATCAAAATGCGTGGCGATAGTTCAACGACAATGGCTTATACAACTAGCCCATCAGGAAATGTTGCTGGCTCTGTCCGCTACGGCAGTGACATAGCCGTTGCTTTAGACATGGTAAACAAGTTCCGCAGGATTAGATAATGTCATCTATTCCAGTTCTTACAGGCCGCGCCGCAGTACGCGATACTCTTTCACGCTTTATTTTTAATCCGCCTATTACAAATCTTAATCAAATTTTTACTTCATTTCCTAAGATTATTAATTATGAGGTAAATGCCCAACCTGGTCAGATGACTAGAACCGTTGCTGTTGTTTACATTGCTGATGAGTATGAAACCCGTTTGGCTATTGGCGGGGCAACTAATGGTTGGAAGCGGATTGATTACACCGTAATTGTTCAGATCTTTTGCATTTCATTTCACCGCAATTCTGAATTTGCTATGGCTGATTTTGATGAAGTCATTGATAGCATCAAAGACCGTTTGCGCTCTGATCATAACTTTGGTGATCCTTCAGGCAATCTAGTTTGGCAAGGTGCAGAGCCAGTTATTCAGGCCCGCTATGGAGAACCTTCTACAGAAAAAGAAGGCGCTACAGAAATCTTTGCTGAGATACAATTTCCCGTAACACAGATGATCCAAGCATAAGGAGCATGATGAAGTATAAATACAATGGAACAGAAGAACGCGTGTTCCCTAGCATTGGGATCACTGTAAAACCTGGTGACGAATTTGACGCACCTGAAGGATTTGATGTTGCACATGTAGTACCCGCAGGATCAAAAACTTCAACTCCACAACCAACAGAAACAATAACAACCGTGTCTGCCGCGTCAGACAAGAAACTAGGAGAGTGACAACATGGCTGTTCAACAGTCCGTACGCTCGTATCTCGGCATTGCTAAAGAAGTAACCCGCGGTACGGCAGTAGCACCAACAGATTTCATTCCAGTAATGAAAGACAGCCTCAAGCCAGTGGACATTGTTGATCCACTTTATGACACAGGCTTGCGTGGCTCAAATGCTCTTAACTATAACTACATTCCAGGGCGCACCCGCTCAACTGTAGATTATGGTGGAGCAGTATTTGCAGACACCGTTGGATACGCAATTGCAGGTGTTTTAGGTTCAGTAGCAACTACTGGCGCATCTGCACCATTTACTCACACAATCTCACTATTTAACAGCCTCACATCTAATGTAGATGTACAGCCAATCTCATACACATTGACTGACTTTTATGCTGTTGATGCTCGCTCATACCCTGGTTGCCAGTTCTCTGATTTTTCATTGAAGTTCAACGCAGATGGCATGCTTGAGTATGACGCAAAAAGCACTGGCTTCCAGTCTGAACTTGTTGCAGACCCAACACCTACATTCTCAACAGTTCTGCCTACACCAGTGTGGCGCGGTACTGTTCAAATTGGTGGATCAACAGTAGCAACAGCCATGACTGGCAACATTGACATGACACGCCCTGCAACACCTATTTATGGCATCTCAAATACACAAGATCCATACCAGGTATTTCTAGGCCCATTAGAAGTTACAGGCAAAATTACATTTGTTATGGAAGATGACTCACAGTTACTTAACTTCCTTAACAACTCACAGCCTGCACTTGTATTCAACTGGGCTTATGGCGCTGGTGCATCTGCGGTTCAGATCCAGGCAACTCTTACTAAGGGCGCTTACACCACTGGTGTAATTGAACGCGGTGAAGATTTTGTACAGGTATCTGTTGATTTCAATGCGCAAGCAAACACAACTGATGATGGTGCTTCAGGAGGATTTGCCCCTATCAAGTGGGTAATTCAAAACGCAAAGCCATCAGGCACATACGCATAACTAGATCAGGGCGGCGGTGTGGTTGAGGGCGATTGCCTTCCCGCTCTCCCACACCGCTTGCTCTCCTTTTTAGTATGATTTAGGAAGGCAAACCAACAGGAGGCACAATGTCTAAAGAAGTAACGCTACCGTCAGGGGCAAAAGTAGTTCTTAAAGATCCAACAACATTACGCGTAAAAGATCGCAAAAATGTTATGCGTACAGCGGATAACGCTGTTGGCGGAGATCTAACAAAGGCACTTGCATTAGGTGACGCACTTATTGCAATGCTTGTTGAGTCATGGTCATTTGATTTAATTCCGCCATCAATCAAACTTGAGTCATTAGATGAACTAACAATGGTTGATTATGACGCTTTGGTAGATCACACAAAAGAAGCGCAAAAGTATCTGTTCCCTAACCTGGCTGAAACGCCACAGACAGAGGCAGACCCAAAAGCAATTGGCGAGAACTCCAACGCCTAAAATGGTTACTTCAGGGTGGGGAAAGGCATGAAGCCTTTTCCTATCCTGATGAGCAATGGTATTACTACCAAATGGCAGAGCG